CCACCGCCGGAATAACAATCTGCCGGTCAAACGGCTGATCGTCATAAACCCTGACGGTAATGGTCCCTGATGGCCACCGTTCCGGTGCACGGGAGTCCCGGGGGAAAGCTTTGCCCACTGTTTTAACGAGATCGCCTTCAATCTGGTTCGCGGACAGTTTTCCCAGAACCCGACAGTTCTCGTTAATCGTGACGTTGTTGAGCGTCCCGGAGTTCGCATTCACACTGCCACTGATATCCGCATTTTTAGCGGTCAGCTTTCCGTCTGATGTCAGGGAAAATGCCGGAGGATTGCCGCCACTGGTAATGGTGGGAGCCGTCAGATATTTCAGGAACACTTCATTCATGAATATCTGATCGCCCTGACCAACAAACATCGGCTTTGTGTTGCCATTCGCAGGATTAATCATCGCAATCCTGTCTGCTGCCAGCAGCACCTGACTCTGCATGCCGTCAGAGGTGTTCTCAATACCGGCACCGATACCCGCAATATAAAGGCGTCCGTCCTGCATCTGCTGCAGCTTCACTGCCCACATGCTGTTCAGGTTATTATTTGTATCAACCTGAACCTTCTGTATCTGCTGGATCGCTGCACTCTGGTCTTCCAGTTTCTTATTGACGGTCTGTGTTATTTCATTGCTGACATCCGTTATGGACGTCCTGATTTCAGTCAGGTCAGGCGCAAGCTGACCGTTATCAATCTGCGTCCACAGCTCCTGAGCCAGATGGGTTTTCCCTATCTCGCCTTTGAAAAAATCCAGATAGCCTGATGCATCATCACTCGGCTGACCGACAGCCTCTACAAATGCCGATTTGCCAACGGTGTTCACACTGCGGATATAAAAGTAATAATCATGGCCCGGTTTGATATTGATACTGGCAGCTATCCAGTACAGCGCCGTGCCAAGATAGCGGGCTGTGGTTTCAACCTGCCTGATATCAGCAATCCGCTTTTCCGAGAACCAGAACTCAAACTGTACCGTCGGATCATAAACCGCAAGATGCGGCGTGGCGGTTATCTGAAAATAGCCCGGTGTCAGCTCAATCCGAGACGGCGCTGCCGGTGCGGCAATCCGGAACGATACCGATGCCGGATCGCCCTGCTGTCCCCACGCATTTACCGCCCGGACTGTCAACCTGTAGTTCCCCGGCGCCAGTTGCGTGAAGCGGTATGTGGTTTCTGTCGTCCTGGCCGTGCTGACCAGCCGCTCACTGCCGTCATCCGCTGCCACGGTCAGGCGAAGCAGGAAGCTCACGCCCTTCACCACCTTCGGCGTGTCCCAGCGCGCCAGCACCTGATATTCCCCGCTGTCTGCGGTGACTTCGGCGGTCAGGTGCTGCACCGCTGGCGGCGTGACACCATTCACCGTGCCGCTCTGGTCGCCGTCAAAGTGCGCCCCGTTATCCACGATGGCTTCTTTTTCCGGCACGTGCTGCACCGCCGTGATGGCAAAGGTGCCGTCCGTGTTTTCCCGGATGGAGACACAGCGGAACAGGCGACGACGCAGTGACGGCAGGGAGAGTCCCCATACACCGTATGTCTCCACACCATCAGGCAGGGTGCTGACCTGTATCCGGTCCGGCGCGGGGTGTGCAGTGATGGCCACGCTCACCGGCTTACCGCTGCCGTTAATCAGGTTCACCGTGGCGGCACCTGTCTCCGGCAGGGTCACCTCACGGTCCAGTGTCAGGGTGCGGCTGGCGGCATCGATGGACAGGATACGTCCGCCGGTCATGGTCCCGGCATAGTCGTTATCACAGATTTCAATAATGTCACCGGGTGTGTGACGCAGCCCCTGTGACCCGAGCGTGAAATCCACCGTCTGCGTTTCCAGCAGTCCGGTCTTTATCACCCACAGCCCGGCACGGTGGGCCTGACCGCGACTGGTGCAGCCGAACGCATCCATCTTCAGCAGGTTGCGTCCGTAGCGCAGTATGGCTTCCGGGTCTTCCACCAGTTCCGTGGAGGTCTGCCAGCCGTTCTGCGGGTCGGTGTAATTCACCTCCACCGCCGTGTGGCGGTCCTTCAGGGCGCTGAAGCTGTAGCGAAACCCCACGCCGTTATCATCCACCACCACATCACTGCTGGTGTAGGGCCACACCACATCTGACGGACGGTCCTGCACGAACGTCAGCGTCTGGCCGTTCCATACCGGCATACAGCGCATCGCCGAGCAGAAATCACTGAGAACGTCCCACGCCTTACGCTGTTGTGACAGGTACGCATTAAAGGTCATCCGCGGCTCTGTGCCCCCGAAACCATCCGGGACCGTCTGGTCGCAGTACTGCGCAATGGCATACAGCGCCCACTTGTCCACATCCGCCGCCCCCAGGCGTTTTCCCATGCCGTAGCGCGGGTGAGTCAGCATGTCCCACAGGCACCAGGCCGGGTTGTTGCTGTATGCCGGTTTCAGGCTGCCGTCCCAGATGCCGCTGTACGTGCGTTTTTCCGGGTCATAGTTTGACGGCACCTGGATGATGCGACCGCGGATATGGTAGTTCACCGTCATCTGCTGACCGCCAAACTGCTCCGCATCCACCTGCAGCCCCACAATCGCCGTGTTCGGGTAGCACTGTTTCACATCGATGATTTCGGTGTATGACGACCAGAGCGTCTTATTCTGCAGCTGGTCCGTGGTGCTGTCCGCCGTCTCCCTGACCATCCGGATGTTAAAGGGCCGGGGCGGCAGATTATCCAGAATCACCGACGCCAGGAACTGCGAGGTGGTCTTGCCGTTAATGGTGACATCCTTTTCCGTCACCCAGTTACCGTTACGCTGCAACTGAATCAGCAGTCGGACAGAAGAGTGATTACGGTCGCCCTTTGAGGTGGTCTCCAACAGTGACTGCACCCCGAAGGTGACCCGCAGGCGGTCAATGTTCGCGGACGTAATGGTGCGCGTCACCGGCTTTGCCTTCGTCACTTCCACGCCCAGTCCGGTTTCAGCTCCGGAGGACTCAAAGCCTTCCGGTGGTGTCTGCTCCTGCTCCCCGGCACGCCAGACCGCGGTCACACCGTGTATCACGGGATTGCCGTCCGTGTCCGTCAGTGGGGTTTTGTTCACCAGAATACTCTGCAGTCCCTTCACCGGACCTTCTATCGGTCCCTCACCAATCGCATCAATCACACTCATCATCTGCGTGGATTTGAGATTATCCTTCGCCTCACGAGGCGTGTGTGCCTTACCGCCACCTTTTCCCATACAGCCTTCCCCTGAATAAATTAACCGCCACTTGCCATTCCGTACAGAAGTCGGATATCCTTCGCCCGAAAAGCATGAAACACATTTCTGCCATGCTAAAGAGAAACCCCGGTATCAGCAGATACCGGGGTTTTCTTTCATGCCCACCGATAATCCTGTTGGTTAAAACCGGTAATGGCATAAAAATTCTGAATATCTTCACATTTTCACACACTGACTGTGGCGCTTATAATTTCGCTGCGTTAGTGTTTTTTTGCCCGAGTAACAAAAACAACTCCTTAACATTGATCTTCATTTGTCTGTCCCCGCAGCTCCGCGATCACTGCGGGATTTTTTTATGTTTTATCCCTGTCGCCCGACAACCACGACCGTTCCGCCCCCGCCTTCATCACGGGTGCTGATGTCCTGGGATATACGGCGGGAGCCAACCAGCATTTCCCCGTAAGGCACCGGCATCGGGTTCCCCTGGGCAATCATGTTATCCAGCGAGGAAAAGTACGTGTTCTGTCTGCCGTTATCCGTTGCGCGGTAATCCGGTGTTTTTGCCTTCGGGGCCAGCATCTGGGCCACACCGCCCAGAATCATGCTGGCTCCAAGTGAAAACAGCATCGTGGTGGCAGAAAAACCACCGGCTGCCAGGGCTGAACCCCATAACGCCATTGATGCCCCGGCAGTGAAGAAAGAGCCCACGATGGCTGCCGCCCCCAGCACAATCTGCAGTCCACCCTTTCCGGCCCCGGCCAGTCGCGGCACAATATGGATGACCGTTCCCTCACCCAGCTGTTCGTGAAGACGGGCGTACACCGCCTCCGGTGCCGTGTCATCACCGGCAATACGTATCTGGTACCAGCCTTCGTTCATCTGACGGCGGAATCCCGGCACCTGTAACGACAGCGCCCGGATGGCTTCCGCTGCCGTGTTCACATACAGGCTGAGGCGGCGGCCAAATCGTTGTAAATCCCCGTGAAGGCAGATGCGTGCCAGTGGCGGTGACGCCAGGCTGAATGCGTTCGTCGTTGCCATTTTTCGGAATACCTCTCCCGTTTACTCAGTTGTTCAGGCAGATGGTGAAGCAGCTCACCGTTGCCGCAGTATATGGCGGCATGATTGGCCACCGATGCGCCAAAGCAGCACAGCAGGATATCGCCAGGCTGTGCGGAAGGCAGGGAAATCCTGTAAAAACCAGTCGCCTCCATATTGTCCAGGTACAGGTTCTGACCATTGCGCCACCAGTCATCCTCACGCTCAAAATCCGGCATATCAATTCCCGCCAGATGGTAAGCATCCCGGAACAGCGTGTAACAGTCCGTCACCCCGTGCTCAAAGCGCCGTCCTGTCAGATGTGGCACACAGCGGAATTTATGAATGTCACCCCGGCAGACCAGCCACCAGGACAGTGCACTTTTTATCTGCAGCCGCCGGTCGGCCTCGCTCAGCCAGGGCAGACCACCGGGATGACTGTGGACCAGTGCCACAATCTCCCCCTGCATCTCTGCCCGCAGCCAGTCTTCCGGTGCAATACGAAAATACGCCTCCGGCTCTGCAGAGATATTCACACAAGGGATATACCGCTCCCCCTCCGGCGTTCTCACCACGAAGCCGCACGACTCCGCAGGCGCACACCGCCGGGCATGCGCCAGAATCGCTGATTCAGTCTGTGTCATAAACCGGGATTTACTGCGAAAGTTTATTAATGGAAAGGAAACCGCCAAAATTAGCCACCATGCCGCGCATCTCACACCCGCGCATGCACTTGCTGCATCTGTCCTTACGGATATCCGTGGTGGGGTTGTCGAACTCATCCGCCACAGCCCCGCCCGTGTAACCACACTCATCAGAGCGGTAGGTCCACATACAGGTATTCGCCAGCATGATGCGACCGGGAAACAGCGCTCCGTCCGTCTCGGTCGGTGTAGCCAGCACAAACGAGGCCGTCATGGCTGTCAGCTGCGACATCTGCTCCACCACCCAGCGGTCACTCAGCTCCTGCTCCGGGTCCGCCTCCGGATTGCCCGCAACGAAATTCACCGCATCCAGAAAACGGGCATACACCCGGCGGCGGACCACCGTGGCCCCCACCAGACTCTGCAGGTCCTCCGCCATCCCGGTGACAAGGCCAAACAGATTGGACACCGTCAGTGACGGGCGGGCACTGCTGCCCTTCCCGTTCATCTCAAAACCGCTGCCGTCAATCGGGTATGCCTGATATTGCCGCCCCTGCCAGGTGACCGCCTCCCCTTTTTCATTCAGCTCATTACAGAAAAAATACCGCTCACCACCCTGCACCGTCAGGTCGATTTCCCAGAGTACCACCCGCGGTGACTGCTCTGATTTAACCGACTCGTTCAGACTTTCTTCATGAATGTCCTGCATCAGTTCACCACCTGCTCAATCGTACAACTGAAATCACTGTACCGGGCGTTATCCGTGACGCTCCACTCCCGGCACACAACCCTCACCGTCCGGTTATGTTTCGGCGGTCGCCACAAAAAGGCACGGTAACCACCATGCCAGGATAAAAACTCTTCCAGCCAGCG